GCCGTGCGCGTGGAATCGGAGGACGAGGCCAAGGCGCTGGCCGGGCAGGACCCCAACGCGCCCGAGGCGGGCTTGCGCTGGCGTGACCCACCCGACGAGTGGCAACCCGACGCCACCGCCCTGTCGGGGTGGATGGACGACGGCGTGGAGGCGAACTTGTGAGGTGGCGCCTAGTCGTGTGCGCCGACTGTTCGGCGTTGGAGGGCGTCGTGGTCGTACCGACGAAGGACGACGCGCCCGAGGACTCGGGCGTGGGCGTGCCCGACTACTGCCCGGCCTGCGGGGATTACCTGTCGTTGGTCAGCATGGGCGACGTGCAGGTGGAGGGCACCGCCCTGTACCACTTGCGGGAACGGACATTCGGCGGGGGGAGGGTGGAGGATTGAACGAGGAAGCCGAACAAGCGGCAATCGAACAGGCGGCCCGGCGCGAGGCGTGGTCGGAGGTGGCGGCCGTCCTAGACCGGGCCAAGGACGCGGTGGAACACGCGCAGGGCGTGTTGTCCGATTGGCCCTTGCACTCGGAACCGTTGGCCGACCAACTGCAACCCCTCTACGACGATTTGCGCCGGGCGGCCACCGAACTGCGGGACCGGGTGGGTACGTGACCGACGACGGCCTACACGTAAGCCCGCCCCCGGCGCCGTGGCGCGACTCGCCCTCGGGCGGTTACGAAGTCGTGTTCGGCCCGTGTTGGTCGTGTGGCGTCCTGTTCACGTTCGACGCCGAACGCGTGCCGTCGTTGCCGGTGGACCCGGTGACGAACGCGCCCGCCGACGTGGGCGAACACGCGCCGGACGCGCGCTACGTCCGGCAACCGATTTGCCGCACCTGCGTAGATCGGGCGAACGAAAACCGGCGCCAGCGCGGCGCGCCGCTTATCGACGTGATGCCCGGCGCGTACTTGGACGAGGGCTAGGCGGGTAGGGTTCCCCCCGGTTGTCCCGGGCAGGGCCGACCGAGTGGCACAAACGAAGGGCGCCCGGTTGCGGCGGGGCGCCCTTCGTCGTGTTACGGCCCAACAAGCAGGGCGAACGTTACCCCCGTTGGTCGTGGCAGTCCACGCACAACCACGGCCCGGCGTAGCGGCGCGCGCGGCAGTAGAGGAACCCGCCGCACTCGGCGCAGCGGGTGAACTTGGCATAAGCGCCCCACCCGACCCACCGGGCACGCGCGGCTTGTTCCAGCGCCGTCACCACGTCACCACTTCGGCCGTAGGAACCCGTCCACGATTTCGTACTCGCGCACGAGCGGGGCTTGCGTCCGTAGGGCGTAGTCGATTGCGGCTTGGCGTGAGTCGTAGGTGCCGTGATGGTCGAACGAGGCGAAGTCGTCCACGTCCCACGCGTCCAACTCGGCATCGCTGGCGAACATCACCCGGGACCACGCTTCCCACCCGTCGGTGGACTTCGTGAACCGCCACAAGGTGGCCGCGTCGTTCGACGGTAGGAGGTAGTCGCCCGCGCGCACGCGGGTCATTTGGTAGCGCCGGGCGGCGGCCATTACGGCCGCCCCCTTTCCGCTTCGGTTGCGTCGGTCGTTAGGCGGTCCATGGCCTGCGCATCGGCGCCGTAGCCCGTGGGCGTTAGGCGGCCTTCGATCTTCACGACGCCGGGCGCCGTGTTGGTTTCCAACTCGCGCGCCCGTGCCATGCACTTGGCGCAGTCGTTGGCCATGTCGTACTCGGGCGTGGGCACGTCCCGAACCGGCAGGCCGCACAACGCGAGGCCGTGCACCTGCCACTCGGGCATCGCCAAGTGCACGTCCCGTTTGGGGTCGGCCACGGGCCAGACCACGACCCGCGCTAGTCTTACTTCGTCCATTGCTCCACCTTTCCGGGGCGCCCCTCCACGGGCGCCCCGTTGTCGTTGGTAGCACCATTTTACCAAGCGTTTCCTAGACGGAAAACAGAAAAGCGGCGCGTTTGCAGGGGTTTTGTAGTTGCCCGACCTGCAAATGCCCTGCTAATACGGTTTTACAAAACTCACATGGTGCCACTTGGCGTTGGCGGGCTAGTAAACACGCAAGGGCGCCGTGGGTTCCCGTTCGGCCCACTCGGCGGCCCGCCAATAAGCGGCGCGCATGGCCAAGCCCGCGTCCACCTCGGAACCGTCGGCCGGGCGCACTAGGCGCAACGACCCGTCGGCCAAGTAGCGCGCCCGCAAGTTGCCCACGTGGTGGGCGAGGAAGTCGTCGTGGTCGTGCGCTAGGCGCCCTTCGACCACGGCGCGGTACAACTCGTTGGCCGACGAAGCCTCTACGTCTAGGCCGGTCGGCCACGGTTCCAGCGGCATCCCGTCCATGCGCAGGCGCCGGAACAGGCGGGTGCGTATGCGCCGGTTGTGCACGACCTCCAACACGTCCCATTGCGCGCAGGCCTGCCCGAGTGCGTCGGCCAACTCGTCGTCGGTGGCGCGTTCGGCGGCCCACCCGAAAAACACCGACCCGTCCAACCCGGCGCCGCATATGGCGACGGTGCGTTGGTAGGTGCCCTCCACGGCCAGCACGACCGGCACGCCGTCGGGCGGGGCGCCGACGTACGGGCACGATTCCCACGCGCCGGGCGGTAGCCACGTTTCGGCTTGGTCCACCCATTGGCCGAGGTGGTACACACGGAACTTGGACTCGGGCAACAACTCCACCTGCAAGGCGAGGGCGTCCGGGTTGAGGAAGCCCGCCGCCACGGCCGGGTTGGCCATGCGCCACGCGCGCCTGTCGTCCACCGCGCACCCGTCGGGCGCCGCCCACTCGCGGTAGACGACGCCGGGCGGTAGTGATTCCTCCACGGCGTCCCGGCGTATGCGCCACAAAATGTTCGGGTCGAATCCCGGCGTGCCGATCCCCAACAAGTGGGCGTCGGCCCGCTTGCCGAGGCGGGCCACCAACGACTCCACCAAATCGTCCTGCGCGAACCCCACCTCGTCCACGATGCCAAGCGAAAAGTTAAGGCCCTCTATCGCCTTAACTCGCGCCGCGTGCACGCGCAGGCGCGAACCCGTCGGCCGGTAGCGCAACTCGGCGCCCTCGTCGTAGAGGGCGCAGCGCGCCGCCAACTCGGGGTGCAACTCGGCCATGCGCGAGGCGGCCAACACGACCTCCCCGGCCTGTCCTAGCTTCGTGGCGATTACGTCCACCTCCGCGTAATCGTCCCCCCGGCAAATCCGTTCCAGCGCCAGCGCGCCCAACAAGGTCGTTTTGCCCTGCCCCGTTGGCAGGCTTGCGAACGTCGCCAAGTTGCCGTACAGGTCCGACACGAGGCCGCGTTGGAACCCGGCCAAGCGCATGGGTTGCCCGGCGCCGTAGCCCGTCGGCGTCACGACGTAGCGTTGCACCCACCGGCACGCGCGCCGTGCTTCGTCGCGCCCCGCCCACTTCGCCCACGGCGGCGCTTCGACTAGGGCAAGCGCCGGTTTCGGGCCGGGACGTTCAAGTGTGCCGCGTAGCGTTCTCGCCATTTCCCAAATCCCTACCGGGATAGTAGGCTTTCGACCATGCGGCTACCTTTGCGCCGCGTCCTGCGCCGTTCACGTCCGACCATGGCCGACGTGTTCCGGTTGTCACCGTGGGAAACGTTGCCGCCCGGGTTCGACCCGGACCTCGCGGGCCTGTTCGGTTTCGGGGACGCCCTCGTGGAGCGGATCGGCACCGTGGACCGCTGCTTGCAGCTAACGGCGCAACAAATCGCGGCCATGCCCCTGCGCTACAAACACGCCGAAACGGCGGCGGCATTTCAACCGGCATGGGTGACCGACCCCGACCCGTCGTGGTACCCGAACGGGATACACGACGCCGTGTTTTCGGCCATATGGTCGATCTACGCCCGGGGCGAGGCAATCTTGTGGGCCACCTCGCGGTACGTCACGGGCTACCCGGCCACGTGGACGGTGTTAGACCCGCGCACGGTGGAGGTGGAACAAATCGGCGGCGCCCGCGTGTGGACGGCCGGGGGCGTGACCCTAAACCCGAACGACATAGTGCAGGTGCAGCGCAACCCCAACGGCGGCCTGCGCGGCACGGGCGCCCTAGAGGCCTACTCGGCGTCCATCCTGTCGGCGTTTATGGCCGAACGGTACGCGGCCGACGTGTACCAATCGACCGGCGCCACTCGGGTGGCCCTGCGTTCGACGCAGCGCCGGTTGTCCGAGGAACAGGCGTTGGACATACAGGGGCAATGGGTGGCGGCGGCCACGCGGCGCCTTGGCGCGCCCGCAGTCCTGCCGCCCGATTTGGAGTTGTTGCAAACCCTCACGATTTCGCCCAAGGACCTAATGTTGTTAGAGGCCCGCGAGTGGGACGCGCGGCAAATTGCCGCCGCGTTCGGCGTCCCGGCCATGCTGCTAAACATCGCCATAGCGGGCGGGTTGGTCTACCAAGCGCCCGCGCAACTTTTCGAGTTGTGGTGGCGGTCCGAGTTGTTGCCGTGCGCGGTGAAGTTGCAGGAAGCGTTGTCCCGGTGGATGCCGCGCGGGCATTGGGTCGAATTCGACCCCATGCAATCCCTAAAGCCGGACCTGCAAACCCTCGTGGGTATCTATTCCAAGGCGCTGGCCGACGGCGCCGTGACGTTGAACGAATACCGGGGCGCGGTGTTCGACCTTGCGCCGTTGCCCGAGGGCGAGGCCGACATGGTGGAGGAACCCGGCGCGCACGGGAACATGGCCACCGACTTGCCGACGATTCCCGATTACGTCGAAGTGGAGGTGGAGTAAGTGCCCGGGCTAGTTATGCAACGGTCGTTCGCGGCCGAGTTGGAAGCGAAGGACGGCCGCATGGTCGAGGGGTGCCTAGTGCCCTACGGGGAGGCCGCCCGCGTGCAGGACCACAACGAGGACGGGTCGTTGTCGTCGCCTTACTTCGAAGTGTTCGAACCGGGCGCCTTCCGCAAGCAGTTGCGCGCGGCGGCCCGGTTGGAGTTGCGCTACGAACACCGCACCGACCTGTTGTCGTCGGTCGGTGTGTGCCGGTCCCTCCACGACGAGTCGGCGGGCCTGTTCGGTGCCTTCCGCGTGCACGAGGGCGCGGTGGGTGACCAAACGTTGGAGTTGGTGCGCGAGGGAATCTTGCCCGGGTTCTCGGTCGAATTTATGGACCGCTTCCGAAACTGGCAACGCACGCCCGAGGGCACGGTGGTGCGGCGCAACTGCGAACTGTTGTCGGTCGGGCTTACGCGCACGCCCGCCTACGCCCAAGCCCTCGTGGCGGCGGTCCGGTCCCGGGCCGACTTCGAAGCCGAACACGAGTTGCCGCCGATAGACGAGGCGCAGTTGGAACGCTTGCGCCAACTCGGCGTGAACGTGTAACACTCCGTCTTAGAACCGCACCCCGCAACGCGGGCACCTCGGACACCGGCACCCCGCCGCTTAGGCGACACCCCGGACACCGGCCCATAGCGCGCGGCCCGCACGGCGGCACCCGGTCGGAACCTTCGACGTAGGAGGAACGGACCGTGCCTAACCCTGTTTTGCAGCGGCTAGTGGACGAGCGGGCGTCGGTAAACGCCAATATCGACCAACTGCTAGACGCGGCCAACGAGGACGAGCGGGACCCGACCGAGGCCGAGCGGGGCCTAATTCAACGGCACCGCGAACGGTTGAACGAGTTGGAACCGCAGATTGCGGAGCTAATCGACCTAGAGGAACAGCGCGGGGCATCGCGTGACGCCCGCGCCGCGCTAGATCGGTCGGCGCCTGCACCGGACGACGTACCGCGCGCGGTGACCCGGACGGCGCCGGGTAACCCGGGCGACTCGCCCTATACGCATTTCGGGCAGTACGCACGCGACCAAATCTTGGTCCGGTTCGACAAAATCGCGGCGCGCGCAGGCGACGGCGCGGTGGATCGGGCGCAGGATCGGTTGCAGCGTGCCGTGGCCCACACGCTTACGGGCGACATTCCGGGCATTTTGCCCGTGCAGCACTTGGCGCAAATTATCGACGTGATTAACCGGGCGCGGCCGGTCGTGCAGGCGTCCCGGGGTATCACTCTCACGTCGGGGAAGCTGACCTACCCGCGCATTACGCAACGGCCGATTGTCGGCAAGCAGTCGCCCGAAAAGTCGGAACTGCCGTCGCAGAAAATGTTGGTGGACCTAGAGGAAGCGGCGGCCGACGTGTTCGGCGGGGCGGGCAACCTGTCGTGGCAGTCGGTCGTGTGGTCGAACCCGGACGCGCTAAATCTATGGTTCGAACTCGCGGCCGAGGCCTACGCCATTGCGACCGAGGCCGAGGCGGCCGGGGACATGGTGGCGGGCACCACGCAGGCCGTGCCGGTGGCCACCGACGACTTGGCCGGGTGGTTCGCGGCCATTGCCGAGGCCTGCGGCGAGGTGTACGACAACTCGGGCCGCATGGCCAATTGCCTGTTTGCCGACCCAACCTTGGGGTTCAAGTTGTTGGGCATGGTTTCGTCGGACTCGCCCGTATTTATCGGTGCGGGCGCCGGGAACTTGCAGGCGGGCACGGGCACCATTGCGGGCCTGCGGCTTGTGATTTCCAACGGTTTCGTGGCCGGTGGGACGGCCATTGTCGGGGATTCGCAGTCGTTGCTAACCGCCGAGAACGCGGGCGCCCCGGTCGAACTACGGGCCGTGGAACCGTCCATTGCCGGATTCGAAGTCGGCGTGGTTGGCGCCTTCGCGTCGGTCCTTGTGGACCCCTCGGCCTTCGTGAAGCTAACCCCGCCTGCGGGCGCCCCGTTGGCGGCGTCCAAGGCCAAGGCGGCGGCGTAGGTAATGACCGCTTACGCCGACGTGGGCGAGTTGGCCGCCGCCCTGCGCGTGCGGGTGACGGCGGAAAACACCGACGCCTTGCAAGCGTGCCTAGACGCGGCGGCGGCCGAAATCGACCACGACGTGGATTGGACCGACCCCACCGACGTGCCCCACTACCCCGAGGGCGACAACCGCTTGGCGTTGTTGCAGCGGGTGAACCTGCTACGGGGCGTGGAGTGGTGGAAGGCCAACGACGCGGCGTTTGGCGTTATCGGTTACTCGGACGTGAGCGGGGCGCTAACCGCGCCCCGTGACGGGTTCAACCGGCACGCGGTGACCCTCACCCCGTGCAAGCAAAAGTGGGGGCTTGCGTGAGCGCAGTAAGCACGCAGGCCCTTTCACTTACGACCGTGCGGGGCGCACTTGCCGCAGCGTTAGCGCCCCGCACGGACGCCGACCCGGGCGTGTTGCCGGACCTCGTGGACGCAATCGACCCGCCCGTGTTGTTGTTGGAGTGGCGGGACCCGTGGCTAGAACCACGCACCGTCGGGGTGGGCTACTTCGACGCCCTCTTGGCGGTTCTCGCTATCGCGGGCCGACTTGAACCCGGCCCGGGGATCGAAACCTTGGAAGCCCTCGTGGGCTACACGCTTGGGCGCCTGTTGGCCGACGGCCACTCGTGGCCGGTCGAATCCCTCACCGCCCCCCGCCGCTTCGACATGGGCGGGATTCCCTACCTAGGCGCGCGAATCGTCCTGCGCGTGCCGGTGTCAATCGAAACGGAGGACTAGCGCATGTCCACCCCTGCACCTACGAAGCCCATGCCGTTGATCTTGGACAACGCGGGCCTAAAGATCGGCACGGGCGCCGACGTGGCGTCGTTGGCCGAACTCGCCTGCGTGGCCACGCACGTGGAGTTGGCGCCGGACGTGGCCGAAACGACGATAGACACGTTTTGCGGGACGACGACGTACCCGGGCAACGTGCAATGGACGTTGAACGCCACCCTTGTGCAGTCGTTCGACCCCGACGCAACCGAGGACGTGTTGTCGGCGGCCGTGGAGGGCGGGGTACCCGTTCCGTTCTCCGTAATCGGCTACCGGGACCGGCCGGTGGGGCCGGACAATCCCGAGTGGTCGGGAATGGTCATTCCCCGCCCCTACGCGCCCATTAACGGTGACGCGGGCGCCGAGTCCACCGTGGACCTAGCGTGGTCGTTGCAGGGCGACCCCGTTAAAAGCGTGGGCGGGGCGGCGCTGGCGGCCGACAAGGCGAAGGCCGCCGCGTAAGTGGCCGACGAAGCCCACGTAACCGTCGTGGGTATGGACGAGTTGGTGGCCGACTCGGCCGGGCTGGCCGACCGAATCACCCGTGCGTCACCCACCGCCCTAGAGGCCGCCATAGCCACCGTGGGCGCGCCGTCGGTGCGCGCCCGCGTGCCCGTGGACACCGGGGCCTTGCGGTCCTCGGTTGCCACCGGCAAGTCGGGCGGCCACGCGTCCGGGTCGGCCTTCCTCGGAATGGGCGAAGGCCTGCCCTACGCGGGGTGGATCGAATACGGCGGCACCCGAGGGCGGCCCTACGTCGAACAAGGCCGCTACGTCTACCCGGCCGCGCAGGAAGTCGAACGGGTCCTCGGGGACGCCATGGGCCGGGCCACCGAAAACGAAATACGGAGGTACCCGTGGAAGCACACGACGCACACGTGACGCCGGGCGAGTTGCCCGAGTCGATAGAGGCCGACCCGAACAACATTGTTCTATCGCCTAACGAAATGCGCGCGTTGCGGGCGGCCACGGGGCGGCCCATGTCGGACATTTTCACCGACGAGGCCGACGAGGACGCCATGCAAGCAGTCGTGTGGCTAACCCTGCGCCGGGCGGGCTACCGGCCGACGTGGGACGAGGCGGGCGACGTGGGCTTGCGGGCGACGGTGGCGCAGTCGGACCCTACGCCGACCGATACCTCGCAAACCTCGCGGCTTTCTGCCATTTCTGGCGATACACCCCCCGGGACGTAGACGAGTTGTCGCCCGACGAATACCGGGCGTTTGGTCGGTACATGCTGGCCGTGTTGCGTGAACGCAAGCGCGCGTCCGACCGCGCGAGGAAGGGGCGGCGCTAGTGGCTAACCCGTCGGTCGTTGTCGATTTCGTCGCCAACACGTCCAAGTTGGTGCAGGGCGTAAAGGACGTGGGCACCGCCACGAACGAGGCGGGCAACGCGGTGCGCAAGGTCGATTGGAAACGCATTGCCCTGTTCGGCGCTGGCGCGGCGGCCGTCGGCGCCGGGGTGAAGTACCTAAAGGACGCCACGTCCAACACGATTTCGCTGGCCAAGGCCACGTTGCAGTTGTCCCGCACCACCGGCATGGACACGAAAACGGCAAGCGAGTGGGCGGCCGTCCTGCGCACGCGAGGTATCGACGTGGGGGTTTTCTCGCGGGGCATGGTGACCCTTTCGAAACAAATGCAAGCGGCCACGCAAGGGTCGGCCAAGTCGGTGGACGCCTTTAAGGCCCTCGGCGTGTCCATGGACGACGTGCGCAAGGGCAATACGCAAAAGGTCCTTATGGAAGTGGCCGACGGCCTGTCGAAAATGTCGAACCCGGCGCAGAAAGCCGCGCTAACGCAACAACTGCTAAGCCGGTCGGGCCTGCAACTCGCGCCGATTCTCTACAAAGGGTCGGCCGCGATACAGGACCAACTCAACATGGCGAACAAGTACGGGGACTCGCTGTCCGGCAAAACCACCAAGTCGGTGGTGGACCTAATCGACAAACAGCGGGAAATGCAATACGCCAGCGACGGCGTAAAGGTGCAGTTGGGCACCGCATTGCTTCCCGTAATCATCGCGGTGGCGGGCGTAATCGTGGAACTCGTGCGCGTCCTGCAACCGCTTATTAGCAATGCCACCGTCTTAAAAACGCTGCTTGTCACGTTCGCGGCGGTGTGGGCCGCCTACACGATTGCGACGGGCGCGGCCACGGTGGCCACAACCCTGTTTGGCACGACCCTAGCCACGTCGGTGATTCTCGCCACGGGCGGCGCCGTGCTGGCGATTGCGGCCCTTATCGCTATCGGCGTGCTGCTTTACAAGAATTGGGACACGGTGTCGGCGGCCATGGGTAAGGCCTTCGACGCGATACAGGCGGCGGCCGAGGCCGTGTGGAAGTGGATAAAGGCGAATTGGCCGCTACTCGTGGGCATAATCACCGGCCCGCTAGGCCTTGCGGTTGCCCTCGTCGTTACGCATTGGGGGACGATTAAGCAGGTAACGACGCAAGCGTGGCAGGCGATAAAGGACACCGTGTCCGGCGTGCTGGCGTCCATCCGAGGCGCGGTTACCTCGTTCGCCAACTGGTTTACGCAGGCGTGGGCCGACGTGCGTTCGCAGTTGTCCAAGGTGGCCGGGTGGTTTGACGTGCCCTTGGACGCGGCCAAGGCCATGTTGGCCGGAATTAAAAAGGCCGTGCAGTCGGTGCCCGACGCCATAGCGGCCGTAATCGACGCGTGCAGGCGCGAGGCCAGCGCCGTGGCCAACGCGATAAAGGCGCCGATAAACGCGGTTATCGGGGCGTGGAACGGGCTTGCCTTCACCCTGCCGAAAATCGACATACCCAAGGTGCATATCCCGCACGTTGGCGACATTGGCGGCGGGTCGTTCGGCGGGCAGTCGTGGGCCTTCCCGAACATTCCCAAGTTGGCGCAGGGCGGCGTGTTCGACACCGCCACCTTGGCGCTAGTGGGCGAGGGGCAGGGCCGCGAGATTGTCACGCCCGAGTCGTTGTTGCGGCAAATCGTCGCGCAAATGACCCCGGCCGTTCACGTCTACATAGGCGACACCGAACTTAAGGACCTCGTGCGGGTCGAAGTCGTGACGCAGGACAACGCGACGGCGCAAGCGGTACTCGGGGGCGTGGTCTAAGTGGCGGCGGCCCTTACCCTCGTGCGTGACCCGATACGCGAGGCCGTCGTGGCGACTCTTAGCGGTGTGCCGGTCGGGGGCACCTACACGCTTAGCCGCGTCGGGCCGAGTGGCACCCCGGCAGGCGTGCGCGGCGCCGTTGCCGCCGAGTGGGGGGCCGACCCCACCATGGTGCGCGATTGGGAGGTGCCGTTCGGGGTGCCCCTCACCTACACGGCCACGTGGTGGGACGCCAGCGGCGCCGAGGTGGCGCAGGTGTCCGAGGACTACACGCACCCGTGGACCGACTGCCGCGCCTACCTCGTGGACCTCGCGCGCCCGACCAACTCGCTACCCCTCGTCGTCGCGTCGTTCTCGCCCTTGGACTACGAAGTGCCGTCCGGGGTTATCCGCGTGTTGGACCGGCGGGACCCGGTGGTAATCACGTTGCCCGCGTGGACGCCCGACGCCGAGTTGGTCGTGTTGTGCGACACGCTGGCCGAACGGGACCAAGTGCGCGCCCTCTTGGGCGCGGGCTATCCGTTCCTCTTGCGCACCGACCCGGCGCAGGGCATCGGCAACCTGTACCTAGGCGTCACCGACTTTAAAGAGGGGCGACCAATCGCCCTCGGCACGGCGCCACAACGGCAATTCGCCATAGACGTGGTGCAGGTGCGACGGCCCGACCCGTCGGTGTTCTCGCCCGTGCCGCCGAACACGTACCAACACGTTATGGACACGTTCGACACGTACGCCGACCTCCGCGCGGGCGTGGTGAATTACGACGCCCTTATGTACGCCTTCCCCGCCGTCGGGGAGGTACCCACGCAAGCGGTGCGGCCGTGGTTGCCGTCGGACGTGTAGGCCGTGCTTGCCGTGTCCGACCGTTTCCTCGCGGCCCTACGCGGTGTCCACGGCCTGTCGGTGGCCTGTTACGTCTACGCGCCCGGCAGTACCACCCCGGTGGAGTTGGAGGTGGTCGAAGGCAACGTGGACGCGAACAGCGCCGCGCGCGTCCTGCGCCAAGGGTCGGTAACGGTGGCCTTCACCCGCGAGGACCCCGACACGCTGGACCTGTTGGAAACCCTGCCGTTCGGCGGGTACTGCGCCTTGGAACGCGGCTTGCAGTACGCCGACGGGGACGTGGAACGGGTGGCCCTCGGCATGTTCCGGGTGGATTCGGTCGTGTGGGGCGAGCTAACCGGTAGCGCCACGCTGGCGTTGTCCGACCGCTTCGCCCAAGTGCAGGACGAACCGTTGCCCTATCCGTTCAACACGGCGGGCCTTCACCCCTCGGACGCAATCGTGCAGTTGGTGCAAGAGGTGTTCGGCGCGTCCATCGCTTACCACGTCACGACCGACCCGGCCAGCGAACCCGTAATGGCCGGGACCGTGTACGACCAAGAGAGAACCGAGGCGATTTCGGACCTAACGCAAGCGATTGGCGCCGAGTGCATGTTCGACGCGTACGGGGACTTCGTGTTGCGCCCGTCCTACAAACCGCACGACCCGGTGTGGACTATCGACGCGGGCGACGGGGGCGTGTTGGTGAAGGCCGAAACGACGCTAGACCGTTCCAGCGTGCGCAACGGCGTGTCGGTGCGCGGCCAACCCGACTTCGACTTGCCGCCGATCTACGGGCTAGCCACGTACGACAACCCGGCGTCCCCGTTGCGGTGGGGCGGCCCGTTCGGGCGCGTCCTAATGATTGCCGAGTCCACGGCCGTGTCCGACCAAGCGCAGGCCGACGCCACCGCCCGGTCGTTGTTGAACCTGCGCCTAGCCCTGTCGCGCACGTTCGCGGTGGAGTCGGTGCCCAACCCGGCCTTGGAACCCGAGGACGTGGTGGCCCTCGTGTTTCCCGACGGGCACGTGGAACAACAAGCGATTAAGGAAACGCACGTGGGCCTTGGCCCGGACGGCGCCTTGGGCCTTGTCACGGTGGACAAATACTCGGGCGATTGGGCGCCGTCGGCGCTAACCGTGCACCACGGGGACGAGGCCGACCGCGAGTTGGCCTTGGCGGTGGTGGCGTAGTGGCCACCGTCCCGTTTACCCGGTCGTTGCCCTTCGTCCTGCGCAACGCGCTGGCCAAGCAAACGGTGCGCTTCACCATTGCCAAGGTGGCGGCCGTGCCCGACCCCCTGTCGGTGCAAATCGACGTGGGCGGCAACCTCGCGGTGGTCCCTCGCATTTCCTCCTACACGCCGACCGTGGGCGAAGCGGCCTACCTGCTTGTTGGCACGTCCACCATGGTGGCCGTGGGCGCCGTCGGCGGCGCTACGGCCGGGCAGGGGCCGCAGGGGCCGCCCGGCCCAACCGGCCCGGCAGGCGCAACCGGCCCGGCAGGACCGCAGGGCGCAACGGGCGCCCAAGGCGCGCAGGGCGTCCCCGGACAACCCGGCCCGCAGGGCGCGAAGGGCGACACGGGCGCGACGGGGGACACCGGCCCGCAAGGTGCGAAGGGTGACACGGGCGCGACGGGCGCGCCGGGCGCGACGGGCGCACAAGGACCCAAGGGCGACCCGGGCGCGCAAGGGCCGATTGGCAACACCGGGTCGCAGGGTCCCAAGGGCGACACGGGCGACACCGGGCCGCAAGGCCCGACCGGCCCGGCCGGGACGGGTTCGCTAATCCGGCAGGGCAACGGCCCGCCCCTTAACTCGCTAGGGAACGACGGGGACTTTTACATGGACGTGGCGGCCGGGCCGAACAACGGCGGGTCGTTCTACGGGCCGAAAGCGGCGGGCGCGTGGCCCGCGTCGGTGTTGCGGTTCCTTCCGCGTTCGACCACTTATGCCAACTTGAAAGGGGCTTAGCTATGGCCGGAACCACCGCACGACTTGCATTGCCCTACCCGTCCCCGCCCGACCCGGCCGACGTGCCCGCCGATATTAAGGCGTTGGCCGACAAGCTAGACCCCATGGTGGCCAGCCTCACGGCCACCGCCCAACAAACGTTTGCGGCCACGCTTGCCGCCCCCGCCGCCATGTTCGGCAATCCCAACGCGTCGGACGGGCCGCTAACCGTGGGCCTTCCGAACCTCAACTCGTGGGCGTTCTCGGTCCATATCCCGGGCGTGGCCAACGGGATTTTCGGCGTTTTCGGGCAAATGCTCTATTGGTCCGGCCCGGCGTCGGGTGGGCCGGTAAACGACGTTTGGCTCACGCGGCGCGATAGTGGGTCGAGTATCGACCTCGCCACGGGGTCCAAGCTTGTGTCGGATAGACGCGTCGTCGGCTCGGCGGCTAGCGGCACCTTTAGGGCCGAGTTGGGGGACGTTTTTTCGAGTGGTGCCGGTGTTAGTTTCGGTTCGCCGCAAGTGACGGGCCTGTACGCCAACTTCCCGGTGGGTGATCCGTCCCTAACGAATTGGACCGGCGCGGCGTTCGGGGCGTTTGTCGGCTCGGCGTTTACCGTCGGTTCGGACAAATCGCTAAAGGCCGACGCGCGCAAGATCGACGCCGAACAGGACCGCGTGTTGGTCGAAACCATGTTGGCCGCAAACGTGTGGACGTACAAACTGCGCGGCGCGGGCACCGAACGACACCTCGGGCTTATGGCCGACGAACTGCCCGAACACGTCGTGCACGACATGCAACACCCGCCGACCCGGGCGAAGGGCAGTCGTAAGGACGCCGAGGAATGGGACCCGCGCGAGGGCGAAACGTTACAGGCCGTGGACCTCTACAAACTGTCGGCGGCCCTACTGGCCACCGTGCAACACCTAGAGGACCGCGTGGCGGGCCTAGAGGCCGGGGCGGCGGTGAAGCCCGCGTGAGTGCCGAACTCGTGAAAGTGCTGGCCGTGCCGGTCGTGCAGGTGCGCGAGGGCGGGCGCGTCGTGCGCGAGGTGGAGGGCGTCCCGCGCCCCTGCTACGGGGCGGCCGATCTTGTCGCCCTATGGGACGAAGCCGAGGCCATGGTGGCCCAACAAAACGCACACGGAAACGGAGGGGCTATGCGCGAGGACGACAACGGGGCCGACGACGGTATGACCGAGGACGAACACGAGGCCTTGCACGCGAACGACCCGGCCGAGGCGGCCGACCCGCTCGTGGAACCCGACCACCCGGACACGACACCCGACGACGAGGAAGGGGGACGCGGTGGCGCTTAAACGCAAGTGGATGCCGTCGCCCAACTACTCGTCGCGCGGCGGCGCGGGCGTGCGGCTAATCGTCGTTCACACGGCCGAGGGCGCAACGACGATTGAAAGCCTAGGCAACTTTTTTGCCAACCCCTCGGCGCAGGTGTCGTCGCACGTCGGGATAGACGACAAGGCCAACACCGTGGGCGAGTACGTGAAGCCCCCGAACAAGGCGTGGACGGCGGCCGACTTCAACCCGCAGGCGATACAGGCCGAGTTGTGCGGGTTCGCCAAGTGGACGACGAACGATTGGAAAAACAAGCACCCCACCATGTTGGACAACTGCGCCAAGTGGATAGCCGAGGAAGCGAAGCGTTACGGCCTGCCCATAACCAAGTTGTCGGCGGGCGCGGCGCAGGGTTCCGGGCGCGGGGTGTGCGGCCACGCCGACCTCGGCGCCAAGGGCGGCAACCATTGGGACCCGGGCGGCGGGTTCCCGTGGTCCTTCGTAATCGACAAGGCCAAGGGCTACGCCAGCGGTAGCGGCGGCGGCGGAAAGGACGACTACATGGACCCCCCGGCATGGTTGTGGGATTGGTTGCGGTGGTACGAAACGACACCGCGCAAAAAGTCGGAACGGCCCAAGAGTGCGCCCGAGAAAATCCCCAAGTGGGCGTGGGACTACCAAGAGGAAGTCCACAACATCGCCTTGCGTATGGGCATGACCGTGGGCGAGCGGGATTGGATGGATTGGCTACGGGCCGGGAAGCCCGACGGCAAGCGGCCGAACGTGCCGCAAACCATCCCCGGGAATTGGTGGACGGATAACGAGTACGTGGTGGCGAAGTCGTGAAGCCCGGACGCGAAGCGGTTGCCCTCGTCGTCGCCCTCGGCGTGGCGGTGGCCGTCGTCCTGCTTGCCGCCGCCGCCGCGTGGGCCGAGGCGTCCAAGCACTTGGCCGTGTCCAAGGAATCGGCCACCCTGTTGTCCACCGTCCTAGGCGCCCTCGTCGGCGCGGTGGCCACGTACTTGGGTGTTCGGGTGCAGGACGCGGCGGGTACGACGAAGGCAAGCGGCGGCGCGGGCGAGGAAGCACCGGGGAAACCCGGGCGGGAAACCCCGCCCGCGCAGGCCGTGAAAACACCGGGGGACGACAAGGCGGCCTAGCCCGCCGAGGTTTTCCGCGCAATTTGCGGGGCACACGTTCGCGGGTGCACGCGGGTGCACCGTGTAGCGCCGAGGTGCCCCGGGTAGCAGTAGGGTGCACGGGGGTGCCTGCGGCGCGCCCCCGTGTTTGTTAGACCCGGGGCCGATGGGGGGAGTTGCCGCAACGAGTCGCCCGGATTTACCCGAGTTACTGACCATCGGCCAAGTGGCCGAGTTGGCCGGGGTTTCCCGCTGGACGGTTAAGCGGGACGTGGACGCCGGGCGTTTGCCCGTGCACGTGGTGCCCGGGCACCCCACGTTGCGGCGCTACCGGCGCACCGACGTGTTGGCGTACCTCGCGGGCAAGGCGCCCGAGGGCGGCGACGAAACGGGGACGCCCAAGGGCGAGGGATAGGGGGTACGATGGGAACCCCTTACCCCACAACTTAGGAGGGCACCGTGGCCACACCCACGACCCCCGTTCTACTGCCCGGCGTGTCCCGTCACCGTGACGGGTACCGCGTGCGGCTTGTGTTCCCCGCCCCGTTCGGGCGGCATATCGAAAACCACGCCACCGCCGACGACGCCAACCGGCGTTCGCTGGAACTGCGGGACCGTCGCGCGGCAGGCTTGCCGCCGACCGACGCGGCGGGCGACCCGACCTTGGCCGAGGCGGCCGAGGCTTTCCTACGGGACAAGCGCACGCAGGCGTCCCGCAAAACCCACCGCCGCCTGTCGGCCAACGGTCGCAAGCATTGGGACGTGTCCACGCGGCCGTGGCGGTTCGGCCCGCTGGCCAAGCGCCGGTTGTCGCAACTCACGCCCGCCGACGTGCGGGCCGTCGTATCGACCACGGCCGAGGAACACCCGACGACGGCGCGCAATCACTTGGAAGCCCTAAAGGCCGTGTTGCGTCACGCGGGCGGCCGGTACGACCTCGCGTTGTTGTCCATCCTCCCGGTGGCAGTCGAACCGCGCAAGCGGCGCGCCCTGTCCCTCGTGGAGTTGGACTACCTCGTGGCGGCGGCGCCCGCGTACGCGCGGCGCCTGTTGTTGTTCCTCGCTACCACGGGCCTGCGCCCGGGCGAGGCCTTCGCCCTCACCGACGACCGCGTGGACTTGGACGCGGCCGTGGTCTACCTGCCCGCCGACTTCAACAAGGAACGGCGGGACAAGGCGGTGCCCCTCACGCCCGAGGAAGTCGCGTTGGTGCGCGAACAACTCGGCGGCCTGCGCGTCGTGACCGACTCGCCTACGGCGGCCCTGCCGCCCAGGGCGGCCGGAACCAACCTCGTGTGGCCCAAGGCGCAGGGCGGGCAATGGTCTACGGCGTTGCCGCACTTCCACAAGCTCGTGTGGACGAAGGCGTGCACGCGGGCGGCCGAGGCGTGGCGGGCCGACAACGGGTTGGCCGAGGATGCGCCGACGCCGTTTGCCGATCTAAAGCCGCACGACCTCCGTTCGACGGCGGCCACCCTTATGCGGGACGCGGGCATGTCGAAGGACGACGCGGCCGACCGCTTGGGCCACGCCGACACGCGGTTGTTGGACGACGTGTACGACCAAGGCGACCGTGCGGCGCGTGTTGCGCGTGGACTCGCCAAGGCGGCGCCGGACGGCCTACGGGCGACGGCGGCACGCTTGGCCCTTACCCCACGCGCGCCTGCCGTCGCCACCACGGAGGCTAATTGCTAGCGGCCCGTGGTCCCGGCGTGGTCCCCACACGGGCCACGCCAAGCCTTTATCCCGCATGGTTGCGGGGATTGAACCTATGGGCGCGGCTGGGATCGAACCCGCCGCGCCTGTTTGTAGCTAGAGGGTGCAGGGCGGTGCAGGCGGGTGCGAATCCCGCTTGCCTAGTGGGTTGGCGGCTTATGCGTGCACCTTCCTGCACCGCCGTGCACCTACCTGCACCGGGGCCGAAATCGGGCCAAATGGTCCCCAAATGGTCCCCGGGACCACGCCTATACGGAGGGAGGACGGCATGTCGAACGTGCGCGTAGTCCGGCCCGACGCCGGGCGCGATTGGCGCGACGTGGAAGCGGCCATGCACGAAGCGGTTGTGGACCGCGTGGACGACGCCCTAGAAACGCTGGCCGAGTTGGAAACAATGTTGGGGGACGCCGACGACGTGGGCCACAACTGCCGCGCCTTGGCCGCGTCCTTGCGCACGACGCGCAACGACCACACGCGGCGGGCGGAAATGTTGCGCACCGCGTCGTCCCTATTGGCCGCCGCCCGCGCCGACGACGAGGACCGCATACACCCCGACGCGCCCGACGGGTGGCACGACCGCTAGTGCGAACGACGGCCAAGGCGTTGGCGATGCGCACGACCACCCGTCGGCGCCGACGGCGCCTTGTGGACGAAATCGTGGCCGCAAGCCAACGGGCCGATTGGCGGCGGGTGGAGGCGGCGGCGGCCGAGGTGGGCGACCCCGACGCCATGGAATTGGCCGGGGTTATCGCTGTCCTGTCGGCGCACCTGTTCGCCCGCGCGGTGGAACTGCGGGACGATTGCGAGGCCACGTCGTGAGTGGGAAGGCGTGGGGCGTAACGGCCACGTTCTCCGACGGGTGGTCCCGCCACTTCCCGGGCACGTCGGGATTGGCCGACGCAATCGCCTACGCCGACCGGCACGACGTGCAGGTGTGCACGTTCTCTACGCCGGACACGATTGCGCGGGACCTACAGGGCACGCGCGCCCGGCCGCCGTCCGAGGTGGGCGCCAAGTACCTGCGCCACGAGTTGCCCGCCTACGACTCGCCCGAGGAACGCATGTTGCGCGGGGCGCGGCGCTTAGACCTCTACGCGCGCCCGGCGCCGCCCATGCGGTGGTGGCCCTTGCGCTTCCTGCACCGACGCACGGACACGGGGCGGGATTCGTAGGTGCCCGAGTTGTTCGGCCACGACGACGCCGAGGCGGGCAAGGCCGAGGGCATGTCGCGCGTGGAACGCGGCGCCGACCCGGCGTGGATGGACGAGGCCTACGCGGCCGTTGTGCGCACCGCCAAGGTGTTGCCGGAATTCCTTTGCGACGACGTGTGGAACGTCGGCGGGTTGCAGTCCACGCGCGAGGACCGCGCGTTGGGGCCGGTCATGTTGCGAATTGCGCGCGACGGCGTGGCGGTGAAAACCGACCGCTTGCGCCCGTCGGTGCGTTCACACCTCGGGCCTAAGCCCGTGTGGCGGTCCCTCGTCTACGACGACGCGGTGTTGTTCTAGTGCCCGCCACGTGGCGCCAATGCGCGTTGTGCGGGCGGGCAGGCGTGCGCGCCTTCGTTCAAGTGGAACCCGGCGCCCGGGTGTGGGTGTGTGTGTTCCCCAAGGCCTGCCGACGACGAAGGGGGA